AGACGTAACCGCCTCCGAATTCCAGAATATAGGGTTGGACAGTGCTGAAGATGAACGGTACCAGTCGGACAGGATTGACCTGATCGCCAGCCAACGCCACCATTTGCGTTCCCGGCCTGCGTGTTGCACCGCCTTGTGCAAGCGGCACCATGTTCAAACAGGTTTTCGTTCCGTTGTAGTAGCAGGATTCGTCGACACGTCCCATCATCCGGGGGCTCAATTCACCGGCGGTAAAGTTGGTTAGGTCCAGATCCTGTTTCATCGTCTGGCCCTCAACAAAACGTCCACATCGTATTCTTTGGATTTATTCTCCTGTGAACTAACAAGTCGAGCCATTTCAAGCTTGTCTCTCAACTTACTTGCGACTGTATTGGTCACACTTTGGTTTTGCGCCAGCGACGGCGAAAGCTCCAATGCCAGATAATAGGCAATCACTTGCACAAGCAGCGGATCGAACCGGGTCGGATCTTTTAGATCGGTTCCATATTTTACATTCAAAGGGGCATCGGCATTGGTCAGCAGATAACCGCCTTCCACCTCCCAGTTTTCGCCGTCGCTGTCGGGCAGGCTGTTGACCCGCAAGCAATCGATTGGCAGTAAAAAGCGGTTTTCATAACCGAACGGCGGAGGAGTGGCGTCCGCAGGCAATTGTGCCCGACCAGCGTTGCAGTTCCACGGCTGACTTCGCAAAACGGCTCGACGGCAATCGTCATAGCGCAGCTTGCAAAGGATCGCGCCCTTGACGTTATCGGAAAGCGACGTGATGGTGCTGGTCCCCAACGCGATCAGGGCGATATTGCAGATCGAAACTACGCTGTCGCCATTTGCCATTTCAAACTCTCAAACTAGAAAAACCCGTCCGCTCGGCAGGCTGCGGCCAAGCGGACGGAAGACCGCGCCCGGCTAGGGCTAGTCGATTGCGTATTCGAAGATGATAACCAGGTTGCCCGAAGCAGGGAGCGCCGCCACTCCGGTGGTCAACACGATGTCTTCATAGGACGCGCTCATCCCGCTGACGCAGTCGTAACCCTTGGCAATCGGCGTACCGTGGGTGGCGGCCACGCCGACACGCGTTGGCGTTTGCGGGCTGGTCAATGTTTGCGCCGCCGCATAGATTGCGCTGTTGCCGCTGGCGATATCGCCCAACGCGACTGTCGCCGTTCCCAAGCTGGTATCTGTGATCAACTGGATGCCAGTAATTACCGCCCCCAAGGGGATGCGGGCGACCGCGATTTGGCTTCCCGACGCCTGGGATCCCAAAGGGACGTTGGCGATAAAAATACGTTCTCGCGCACCGGCGACGCTGACTGCCGGAAGGTTCTGAACCGCGCCCCCGGCATTGCCGGTCAGCATGGCCATTTGTGTGGAAAAGCTAAGAGACATTTTGTTATTCCTTCTCTGTACCTAAAAACCAATTCAGGCTTGTGTTACTGGCACTTGATTTCGACCATCTTGGCCTCTTCCAAGCGGGCGCCCCCCACGCTCATCGCCGCGTACACGTACCAGCTGAAGCGTTTGTCGGCCCGTTGGTCGATTTTGCCCCAAATATCCTTGGCGATGCCCAATCCCATCGCCGATTTGCGATATGCGGGAATCCTCCAGTAATTATTGGAATCCTGCAGCAGGCGTTCCGAATGGATGAATTTGAAGCCCATGAAGGTGTCGATCTTGCCATCGGCCAGGGCGCGCACCGTGTTGTAGTCGCTGCTGGTCGCTTCGGTGGTGGCCAACAGATTGCCCTTTTGCTTGGCCGTGACGACGATGAAGCGTTCTTCTTCTTCGTCGCCTTCGGCGGCGTCCAGCGCCACAGACGCGTAAATCAGCTTGGATACTGTCAAACCGGCATTGCCGGAACCGTTGCCGAAAGTCCAATCGTTGACCGCGACCACGGTTCCGGCCGACTGGGTCGGCGTGCTTTCGCTGTTGCCGTTTGGCCACGTCACCGCCGTGGACCCGGAATGTCCGGTATAGGCGGTACCGAAGAATGCGGCGATCAATTCATCGTCGATACCGCGTTCAAGCGCGAATGCTGCGTTGTTGGCGTAGGAGCTGGTCGGATCGATCAGCAGCCGCACTTTATCTTCCTGATCGACCAGATCGCCCCAGTCGTAATCATAAGGTGCGACCCGGCGCCTTAAATGCTGGGTATTCATGATCGGCGAATCGGAATGCCTTGCGATTACCTTGCGTGCGGCGGTCGGAGCGACCTGTTCCAGATAGGACGCTTCGCCGGTGATTTCATCTTCGACGACCGTCGGACGAATCCGGGATTTGGTTTGCTGTGCAATGAACGAAACATTGCCTGTGAATTGCTGGACGAATGCGTCCGTGACCGTGAAACTCATGGCATGGGCCTTTGCGTCTAGGGACAGCTACCAACTGCCCCAATGTTGCTGACAAAGGGACCGGAACAATTCCGACCCCGTTCAACGACTGAGCTCCCCGGCTCCGCGATATTGGTATTCGCCATGCCGGACCCGTGCCTAGATGTTGCGGACACCGTCAAACCGCCGCCACTTGCCGGACGTATCTCTCGCTCCCCGGCTGATCGCGGAAAAAAACTTAACTTACCGGATAGGCAAACTGATAAAGCCGTTCCATCCTCTTGACTGCGGCCGCGTGACCGGGTGCTTTCTTGTTCAAGTAGTCGGCTTGGAACAGCTTATCGTTTTTCAAACCGGCGATCTCTTGCTGGGCCTCTCCCGGCGACAAGGCTTTTTCGCCCGCGCCTCCGTCGCCTTTACCCAACACGCCGTCCTCGCTCAATTGAGCGCCTAAATGCGACAGCAGCTTGATCACCGCCGGCGAATTGTTAAGTCCCTCGGCTTTCAGCTGGTTGGAAAGGTCTTCACCCAAATTCAGCGTTAGGGCGTAATGATTTAAAGCCGCTTCGCCCAACGCCAAGTTCTGGTCGAACGCCTGCCCCCAATCCTTCCGCAGCGACTGTTCGGCTTCCCGTCCTTTTTGCTGCCTAGCTTCGACTGATTGGGAATAAACGTTGCCGTTTTCCTGATTCCACCACTGATACAAAGCGTCCACTTGCCGGTTGTTCAGTCCCAGTTCATGGGCTTTGGTCAGGAACCCCGATTGCAGCTTTTCATCGACGGTCAAGCCTTCCGGCAATTTCGGCGCCGTCAGCTGATACTTATCGATCGAGTCCGGCTTCCCCAACGCCGCATAGACGTTATTCAAACCCTCGACATCGTCCGCGCCGGGAATCGCGATCAGGCTTTTCGGATCGCGGCCAAGCAGCTTCTGGGAATGAAGATAGGATTTAGCCAACCCATCCAAATCCTTGATGTCGCGAAAGGCGGCCTCGCCACGAATCGACTCGGGCAGCGATTCGGCGAACGCCACCGGTGCTTTTATCGCGGGCGCAGCGGCCGTGGGTGGTGCTGCGTTAGATTGCGCGGCGTCAGGCGGCTGCGAATCGGCGCTAGGTGGTGAACTTCCTTGATTGTTCTCTTCAGCCATGATCGTTACCCTTAATCGGTTGAAAGCGCGTCGGCCGTGCGTTCCAGAGCCAGTTTATGAATCTCGGATTCGGTCCAGCGCAATTCCGCCAATACCGATAAGGCGACCGACTTCCTGCCATCATTAAACGCGGTTTGATATGGATCGCCGGGAGAGTGGGACACTTCCAGAATTCCGGACTTAACCATCAGATCGTTCAGAACGATCTGACCGGCCGCGCTATTGAATAACTCGTGATAGGCGCGATTGATCTTCAAGCGCCGTTTGAACGGATTAAGCATAGACGCTCCCCGGATTGGGATTGATGACGATTTTTCCTAGGAAGGCGCGATATTCCGGCGTGGTCACGCGCACATACTCCAATTTGGCCTGTTCGAACTCAGGTTTGAAGCCGATCACGCGAACCAGGTTCGCGGTCGCTTCCACGTTGGCCTTCAATTTTCCGTCCAGAATGTCTTCAAGCTTGAACATGCCGCGATGCAGTTCGCAGCAATGCAGGGTGGTCATAACCCTGATCGGATGGTTTCCGGCTGCGAACGGCGTCTTGGATGGAATCAAGATACGCGGCGCCCATGCCGCTTCGTTTTTACACCCGGTATGATCGCATGTCATCGTTACCCCGCTCATGCCGCCCTCCCCATGGATTGCCCGGATGCGGATGGAGCGGCTGGGGATATTTGACCGGCCTGCGCCAGATTTTTGATCGCCGCCGTTCCATCCTTGGCGACACCCGCCAAATTGGCGATGGCGCCATGGGCATTGGCCGCTTGGCTCAACTGGGCCTGTTGCGCGTCGTCTTGCGCGACCTGTTCCGGCGATTTCAGAATGATCGCGGGAGTGTTCAGATCCTTGCCGGTCAACCTCAAGATCGCCTCGCAATCCAGGATCCTAGGTACCCGTGGATCGATCTGCGCCAAGCTCATCGCCGTTTGAACCACCTTTTGCACGCCGTCCAACTGACTGGACTTCTGCGCGACCGCGATCGGACTGACATATTCGACCCGCAACGGGGCCCCCGACAATTCAGGAGGCGGCGGCGGGAACGGCGAACCGGGACCGAACCGTAATGCCACCGACTTGCGCCACATTATCGCGAACACCCGATCGATCAAGGGCCCCAAAAATTCCGAGGTAAGCCTAGCCAGCATCGGCGATAGCAGCCGCATCTTTTCGTTCCAGTCGCGATCCACGTAGGTCGCGGTAATACCCTTGCCAGCGGCGGCGGGATCGTTGGGATTGGTCGGCATCATCAACAGATCGACATAAAAGGTTTGCTTGATTTGTTGCTGCAGGGCCGCCAGCAATTCGACCCCCAAATTGACATCGCCGCCGGTTTCCAGGGGCTCAATGCGGTCGGCCGTTCCGCTGCGATAATAATTGAGCGAACCGGGGCTGGTTTTGATCGGCACCATGAAGCCGTCGTCGGGCACCAATAGCACCGGATCAACCTTCTTTTGGGCTGATTTCAACACCAACGACTTCAATGCCTGCAGCATTTGCACGTCGGGCAACGCCGTCATGCCAGGCCCTCGACCGTATGTTTCGCCCGTCACCTTGGAAAAACGTGGCACCAGATACGGGAATTCGTCGAAGCCGCCTTCGGCGATCACCGAACCATCTTCCAGCGACACATAGACGCTTTCGAACGGCTTATGCAGCTTGTCGCTTCGGTTGGGATTCCTGTTAAGACGCGGTTGCACCAAATGAAGGAAGCGAAACTTCTTTTCAGGGTTCTCTTCAGCGGCCTTGCCCACCTTTTCACCGGACCTGATTCCCCATTGTTCGAAAGCTTGCTTGGCCGTCCAGGTCCAATTGCGGACCAGCTTATCCACCCGGTCCTCTTCGTTTTCGACGATGCAGCATTCGCGCATATGCTTGGTCGAAAACAACACGTCCTTGCGCGGACTATCCAGCACCGCCATCACTCCGGAACCGATCGATCCCAAATCGAGATACAGTTCAGTCGATTGAGACGCAAAATTGTGGCGCGGCCCGTTGAACAGCGAATACATAACCACCGAGGCGTTATCCAACCACTGTCGGCACCGATCGTTGTTTTCCAGGGCGGCGGAATCGACCTTGACCGAAAACCATTGCAACGACGGACTGGTCAGCAGCGAATGCAGACCGGCGGCGAATTGTTCCAGCGCCCAAATGGCGGTTCCGTCCACCACATGCTCTTGGCGTTTTTGCCCAGGGCTGTGTTGGATCATGTAATCGGCCCGATTGGTCAGCATCAGATCGGCGATTCGCTGCCAATGGGATTTCCACGTCCCCCGCTCGCCTTCCAGGCGGTCCCACAGTTGAATTATCGCTTTGGCTTTGTCTTCCATCACGACCCCAACAACACTTTTTTCTGCACCGGCGCTTGGGATGTATCGCCCAATCCGCTGGTCAACAGGGTTGATCCGCGCCCCGCCGCGCTGGCTTGTGCGGACGCTTCGGCGGCGGCGGCGGCTTGAACGGTAGGATCTGTTGGTGTGGGCGGCGGCGTATAGGTCGGCGTCGACACTTTCGGGGGTCCGGTGAAGATCGAGGATATCGCCTGAACGAAACCGCCCATCACCCACCCCATTCATCGAAATAATCGTTCAGTCTCGGCAACGACACCGGATAAAGCGGAGGCGTTCCGGTCACAGCCAGAATTTGTTCTTGGGTGAGCGGCGCTTGGGCTTGGGCGTTCCAAGCCGCGAACAATCCGTCGACCATTTCCCTGGTCGGAACGATTCCGGCCGGTAAAATGCTGTCGATGTCCAATGCCGGTTTCGCGCTCATCCCAAACCAACCAGGTTGGTCGCCGTGGTGTTGGTGGCGTTGATGCCCTGGAACGCGACCTTCAAGACCGTTCCTGCTGGAACCGCGTAAAAGATCACCGGCGTGGTGGAATTGCGCGGGCAAAGCGCCACGTTTCCAGCGCCGCCCACATACAATGCCGAATACGGTCCTACGACCGTGTTGTCGGTTGGCGTGATGGCCGCGACGTTTTCATAAACTTCGGCGAGCTTGGCGGGAATGGTCTGATTTGGCTGGCTATAGCTCATGATGTCCTCATCGTCGCCGTAACCGGACCCTCGTTCTTCGGACTGGGATCGAGCGTCAAGAACGCCCGGTTGGCGCTATCGATGCCGATCACCGTGAAATAGCCGTTGTTCAGATTGGTCCCTTCGACCAGCAGCGGATCGTTGACAGCGAATGCCGCAAAGGTGCCGTTGGCAGCCGTCACTTCGCCCGAGGATGCGATAAAGGTCATCGCCGCATTGGCCAATTTACTCATTCCAACATCTCTGGTAAACGACTTGAACATCGCCGAGCCCGGCGGATGATTATTATGGAAATTCTGTTTGGAGCGCGTTCCCAGTTCTATTCCCATCTCAACCCGCCTTTTTCTTCGGATCGGTTCTTACGGAAAATTCGCCGCAGGACCGAGTCGTATCTGATTTTTCGATTGTTTCCGGAAAGCGAAAGCAAGCGCCCTTGGAGCTGGTAAACCGAGTATCCTTGGACTTTTCCCAATGGACGCATTTCTCGCAGGTATCGCCGTCGCTAAACTGGGTCATGCCGTCTTCCCGAACCGATGTGAGCCATCAGCCGTAAGAATTCATCAGAGTCCGCGATTCGTTCAACGGCCAAGATGTTGCATCTTCGTCTAATGTGTTGCATCTTGCGCCCGACATGTCGTTTGCTTCTCTGGCGTAGCGCCATAATTGCGAACGATTGCGGTCATAGACGCGCTCCAGAACCTTCCATGGAACGCGCATCTTCCGCGCCGCAGCCACTGCGCGACCGACCTGCAGCCGGTCAGTCAAGGAAAGTTCACCCCGTCTTCCCGCCATTTTTCACGCCCTCTTAAATGCTTGCCAGTCGTCGACCGCCTGCCTTGGCAACGGTTTTCCCCACTCTCCTTCCCGGCGGTTCATCACCGCCATATCCTCGCCACCACCCGACAGCATGTATTGCAGTGCGTCATGCGGATGGCTGTATTCGTTCTTGTCGGGGGTTTCGTCGTACTTCTCTTCTTGTCCGGCATGGATTTTCCGAAATTTATATCCGCTGTTGAAACCCTCGCGGATCATCTCACACCGTGTACTGACCATCAGGCCGGGCCTGCCGTCGATCAGCCTCGTCAACGGCAACCGTACCGCCTCCAATCGCCTAGTCAGTGCGTTGCTGGGGGCCGGTCGAATGCGAATCCCCAATTCATGGGCGACGATTTCAATCCACGAATGTTCACCGGCGGTCTTGTCCACTCCGACCGCCGCCGCCGGATCGGCCCACCCCGCCACAATGTATTCCGGATACCGTTCATGAAGAAGCGCCGCCAGGCGCTGTCCGAACCTTTTGGCGCCGACACCCGGTTCGCTGGTCAATTCGTCCAGCAGTATCCAACATCCGTTGATGGTCTGTTGACCGATCACCGCCGCTGGCGTCAACCCGGCATCCAAGCCGATCACCAACGGACGGCCCGGAATCGGCTCCAATTCGCCGTCAGCACAATGAAGCACGTCGTTGTATTCCGGATAGATCGGCTTTCCTGCCCGAGAATATCCTGGTTTGTTTTCCAGCATCCGGGCGATGTACCAGGCCTCTTGCCCGATCTTCTGATCTTGATAGTAATTCTTTGGTAATCCCCCCAAGTTTTCAGCTTCGGGCGAAAACCCACTGGGAAGACGGTAAAGCTCGACGCCCTCGGGCAACGTCTTGCGGAAAAAATCCTGATACACCCACGACGACAATTCCGGCGCGTTGCAATCCATCACCACGCCGTGCCAAGTAGGTCCGCCATCTTCCATATCTGGATAACGACCAGCTCGACCCTGACCGAACGTATAAACCTCACGTGACAGCAGATTGGCTTCCGACAAAAACAGCATGGTCGGTTCATAGCCGCCCATGAAGGATTCTGCATCCAGATCGCCGATTGCCGCGAATTCGGCGATGAATTGAACCGCTGTTCCGTCTCTTAGTTCGAAGGTTATATTATGGGTCGCTGGCGCGTCTTTCGACCCGACGAACGTCCCTATGTCTTGCGGAAACCGTTTGAACCAGGTCTGCAACGTCGTCTTCCACAGCTGGCGATAGGTTTCCCTGATCACGCACAGCTTGAATTGACGCGCCGGGACCATCACCCCATTGCGGTTCCTGACCTTGTGTCGCTTCGACGGCTGTTGTTGCTTGGCGAACTTTACCGCCTTCATAAACACCGAAGTCGTTTTCCCCGACCCCAAGGGACCGTTAAGAATGATCGTCCGCGCTTGACTTGCCATGAACCGCGCCGATATCGGCCCTGGTGGTTTCCAGCCGATGTCCAAAGTCTCGCTCATCGGCCAAACCCCAACCCGTTGGGGCTTGATCCAAAATTTTCGCGGGCTGAATTCCCCAAATCGGCAAAAAAATCCGGTGCCAGGGGGGCGCACAGGCGTTCGAACGCCAAAACCGGGGTACCCCCCCCGGCCGGAAATTTTTTGAGCACAGGAATGTCTATCCGCGAGAATGACAGGCATTTCAAGGCGTTAACCTGCCGTGCGCCATTTCGTGCGCCATCGGGACCGCATGTTCCGATCATGTTCGCTCTCCGTTCACGTCGATAATGTCGATAATCGGGCTGTCGCTGTCGTCGTTGTCGACCACAGGATGGCCGTCGTTGATGGTCAGGAACACGGTCTTGGTGTTGCTGACATCCACCGCGATCGCTTGCTTTTGGTGCAGGTACGGCGCCAGGCATTCGGCTGCGCGAATGATTCGGTCGAGCGCTTCTTGCGGCTTACACCCCAATTGCTTGGCCAGTTCCAGCGGATCGGCGGATTGCAGCCTGGCCAAAGTGACCAGCGGCGACCGATGGCGCGCCAGGATGTAATCGCGAAACTCGCGTGTCGCCCGATTGATCGCGCCAGCCGGACGGCCCGCGCCACGGTTCGCAATGACCTGATCGTCCGCTTCGTCTTCGATCAAGGCCGGACCGCTGTCGCCCAACAGCATCAATTGCACCGGCGCAGTCGGCAGCTGACCGGCTGTCTCGCTTGCCGCCTCGCTCATCACTTTGCCTTTTCCACGTCTGGTTTCCATCGAATATCCGCCAATTTTTTATTCGCTTTTGCCGGTTAGCCCCGCGTTAGGTCCGCCGTTAGGCCTCTCAAACTCATCAAACCATTGAAATACATTGCTATTCTTTCTTCTTTATCTTGTTCCTAACCACCTAACCACCTAACCAATTCATTTATTCATGCGTATGCACACCTATAATAAGAGCGTCACGGTTAGGCCGTTAGGGCGTTAGGAACATGGTTAATGCATTGATATATAACAATAATAACCTAACGCTATCCCTAACCATCCCCTAACCCGTAGCAGCGGCACACGCCAAGCGCCGCGTTTATTGTGTTTGACATCAATGGGTTGGGGGTTGGGGGCAAAATAAGGGCGTCCTTAAGCGCGAGACGATTAAAGGGACATTGGGTCGGGGGAAGATCGATACGGA